GCGGGGAGGGCCGGGGAGGGGCTGTAGTTATTTTTGCCTTTATCTCATACACCCTCGCGTAATGCTGCAATTTATTCCGGAGCATGTTAACATGGATTTTGCCGGGGTTTGGAGTACTCAAAAAATTATTTGCATCCTGGTCAACACCCAGGTTTTTGAAAATCCGGACACCAGCCGGGTAATCCTTCATTCCGGTGGCCAGGTAATTGGCCAATTCTTCCTGTGGGGTCATGTTATTTAAGTTGTTCGTTTATACCAAATAAAAGTAAATCCAAGTAGTGTACACCATAAGCAATTCTTTGGATTATAGAACCTCAAGAACCACAACCAGGGTTTTGGGGTCGAAAATTTTAGATTGTCATACCGAAGCAAACTATTCCAACTGATGTGCCATCTACCTTTATTAATTAACCGATACGATTTCCATATCGTTCCCCGATTGTATAATGGGTTCACAAAGTCTTTCATAGTTCGTTTTTTTAATATCTTCTATTTTTAATTGCTTCGCTTGAAATAAAGTTCAACTGTTTGGCAGATTTTACTTATTTCCGATATTAATTCAACAGCAACATTTACAACTATATTGCTGCAATCTTTTGGAAGGGGAATAACCTCGAAATCAGTGAATCCTTTTAAAATAAGTTCTTCTTTGAATTTATTGACTTTATAATTATCGCAAACTATTCCAACCTTTTTCATGAGCCAACTCTTTCATTCGTTCCATCCCACACAAACTCATTAACTGGCAGATGCTTTTGGCAGGAGCAACAGTAAGTTGCCCCGTAGAATTTAGGATCTCTGGCATAGGTTTCAGCAATGGTTAGGTTCATTGTAGTGAACGATCCACAACCACCAATATTTTTTCCAACATTATCAACTTCTTTCTGTGTGAGTGCCTTACCTACTAAAGGAGATTCAGATTCAGGATAACGTAAGAAGGCAACATACTTATCAGGATCGCCAAATCTGGATGCTTCTTCTCTTGATAGTGGTTCAATTGTTCCACCCTTCAATTCAGTTATTTTGCCTACATGAATATATGACCTCCTGACAGGCCGGATAAATCCCTTGGCAATTTCTTCTGCAGAAAGTACCAAATAGACTTCGTTTTGTGGAACGGGTTGGTCGTCTGCTCCATGTCCAAGCCTGGGATCGCGGGAATCTGTTGTTAAACTCATGATAATGGATTTATTATTTGTGCTAAACATCCCTTTTTTGTGCGCACAAAAAAAGGACGATAAAAAAAGCCCCGATTACTCAGGGCTTTACAATTCGTTTACTTTTCGAATCGCGACTTATCAGGAAACAGCTTCATAATTACCTTTTTAATTTCTTCGCTCATTCCTCCCTCCGAATTATTAAGGTATTTCTTCACCTTCATTTGGGCTTTCATATTTTCCCAGTTGGGATATGGCCGGTTAATGCAAAATCCCTGGTTGTTTTTCAAGTCCAAAGCGCTCCAGTACGGTAAAAAATCTTTAAACCAGTAGTTATAATAAATTTGCTCCAACACAATCGGATCGGCAATCATATTATATTTTTCAACCAGGTATTTTACCTTGCTTTTTTCGAAACGGTGCGGAATATGTACCGCATAGTTCCATGTTGGTAAACCTTCCTGCTGTAATAACTTGAGGCTTCTGAGGTTGTCGCGGCCCCAAACAGTTTGCAGTGATAGCATTGGAGCCTTGCTGTTTAAATCGTTAACCGCTACGGGCAGGCATAAATCGGCATACATCACTTTATTGATCAGGTAGATGTCGTCATTCATCCAGAAATATTCTTCGTTTACATCCGGGTGATTGATCACTGCCATGTGTTTGTGCAAAATATCGATGCGCGGGGTTTCGCCGGAATATTCAACCGGGATAAAATGAACTTCATCGGTGTTAATCCACTCCGGAAGTTCGCCAACGATCAAAATCCTGAATTTTACTACGGTCAGGTTTTTTTCGAGCGACCGGAGCGAATATTTCATTTCTTCCCATTGAACAAACTTTTTAACATTGGGGTATATCACATCAACTACACGTTCACCATTCCGGTAAGCGTCCAGTTCATTCCGGAGCTTCTTTATTTCATTTTCAAGTTTAATTTTTGTTGCCATTATTTAGGTATAAAAAAAACCCCCGAGTACTCGGGGGCTTTCTGATATTTCAAAGAGCGCTTAAACTCCCAAATCCATTGCTGAATCAACAGGAATTGCTCCTTCGTAAATTGGGCAGGGGCCAAAACCACTGTCAGCGATGGTGAAGGTTACACCCTTACGGTCGGTTACTGCAGTACCGGTAGTGTCGTTGGCCGAAACTTCAGCAGGAAAGGAAGGAGATCCGTGTAAACGGTATTTACCATCATGTTCCTGATACACGAAAAACATTCTCCGGTTCTGAAATTTCAATGCAGCTCCCAGCGTTTTCTTGCTGGTAGTTGGGTAAAACCATGTAGCTGTACGTTTAGTGCTTTTACCGTCGCGTTCGCCCTGGCTTTCACCATTTAAACCGGCAGTTTCAGCAGTTCCATACATCGAGTACATTGTTTTTCCGGCTTTCAGAACAATATCTTCGGTGATCACGATCGATTCTTCCAATGTTGCAGGAGCTGCCGGAAGTTCCGGGAACGATTCAACATCGGCAATAAAGCCGTAATAACCGATCGAGCGTAAACCGCCCATATTGTTCATGCCTTCCTCAAAATCTAATACATCAAAGTTCATAGTAGTTCCTCCTTTTTTAGATTTTTTAGATTATACTCCGAGATCTGCACCCGAGCCGGTGTAATCTCCTGAAAGTTCATTACCAGTTACTGAACCATCGCTGATCATGAATCCGTTTTTGTTCAGATTTTTGATACGCATACCAATTTCAAACTGGTTCCAGAACTGTACTTCGTTAGGATCTTCGAAAGGTGAACGGACCTGAACAAAACCGGCATCGCCGAAAGTGTTCATACCCAAATCGAGGTTACCAGGTTGGGTAAGCATCAGGCGATCTCCAATACCCAAACAGTAGTGCGATACAATCTGCAAATTAGGAATTCCGGCATCTTCCTGCAGCTGGGTGAGCAAGCTGGCAAAAGTCACATCCTTGTACGATGTTTTTTTGTTTTCCAGCGAATCTTTCACGTTGATCAGCGAATTGTAAGGAATATACAGAACGGCAGGTTTCTGACGCCATTTTGGATAGATGTTACGCAACCAGTCGCGAAGGCTGTTGAAAGCAGTCAGGTCAGTTGCATTGGCAGGAGCAGTCAAATCACCGCAGGCAACCAGGTTACCTTTGGCTTCAGAAATGTCACCGGCAACAATCTCTGCATCGGCAAGGGTATAGAAACCATTGGCCATACCTTGTGGGGTTTGGTCGGCTACATTACGAACTGCATGGAAAAGGCAGTCGATAATATCTTCACCAACAGTGGTAATAATGTCGGCAATAATATCGCGTTCGAGCGGATGTTGTTTGCTTTGATTATTAACCTTGTTTTTTGCAGCATCGAACAATACCTGTTTGGTACTGTAATTCGTAATGTTGTCCCGAATAGGAGCAACAGCACGGTAGGTTTGCAATTCGCGTTCGATCAAACGTGAAATTTCGTTTTTGTAGTTTATCGTTCCGGCCACGTATGGACGGGCAGCGCCGCCAGCACGTTCTTTCACAATCACAATGTCTTTATTGTTCACCTCAAGCATCGAGATTTTAAGCTCTTGCAATACAGGAATCAATACAGCATAAGGGAGCAGCATGAAATCTTTCTGATAAGTTACAGCTGCCCTTTGTAGTCCGCTAATATTTACAGCATCCATTATATAAATTATTTAAGGGTTTTACCAAGGTATTCCTGTGATACAGCTTCGAGCTGTGAACCAAGGTCTTCGTGTTTAGAACTTACCGCGCCAGGTTTTACTGCGCCATCAACGTCTTGTTCTGTAACAGCAATGGCAGCTTGTTCGGCTGGTCCTGCTTTGAGGGTAGCGATTTCGCCCTGTAACGAGGCGATAGCCTGGTCGCGTTCGGTAACCAACTGTTCAGCGGCCGTTGCGGCCTCCTGGGCAGTTTGCAAACTGGCTTCAGCAGCAAGTCTGGCCGAATTTTCCAGTTCAAGTTGGTGTTCCAGTTCGGCTGAACCGGGTTCACCAATAGCAGTTTCGAGCGCCGTCATTTCATCTTCGGTGAAAGTGCGGCGACCATCGGCTTCGAATTCAAGTGAATCCTGGGCCAGGGCGGATTGGATTTTTGGAAACTTCATGGATGACTTAATTTTTGAATTATTATTTTCCGTCTGACCTCCTGAATTGGAAGCAGGGATTTCTTTTTTAGTGTAGTTGGCCAGCTCAATCACGCGGTTAACGGCATCGTCAAAACTTCCGATCCGGTCAACCAGTGAGCCTATCACTTCACCGGCCTGGAATGTGCGTCCATGCAGATGCTTATCTTCCACTCCCGAAAGTTGAGCCTTCATGTCGTTCACAAATTGAATCATATGAGGATTCAGTATTCTTTCTTTGGCAAGTTTGAAATCGAATTCATTAATGGCCGTTTCATATTCCTCGTTTTTTTCGAAAGCATCATCGGCATAAATGGTTACCTCGCGTTCTTTCATCATGTCTTCATCGCTTTTCGCAATGCGGCCCGAATAAACCAACATGGTACCAATGCAACCAACCAGGTCGGTTGGTCTGGATGCAATACGCTCATTTGCAAACGCGCCAACATACATGTGCGCGCTGGCCATCATGCCATCGACCCACACTACAATTGGTTTGGTACATTTCTGTATGGCATCGGTTAATTCCGGCACGGCATTGGCAGCACCACCCGGTCCTTCAATAATCATTACATGGCCAACTACCGATTCATCGTTATCAGCATTTATCAGCCTGCGGGCTAATGTTCTGGATCCAACCGGACCACATATCATATCGTTCTTCATCAGTACGCCACGTACCGGTAGTACATGCACTACTTTTTCGTAAGTAGGCTCATCAACTTCCGGAGCGTCATCGTCCTCGTCATCGTCCCAATAACTGGCGACTGGAGTAAGGGTGTTGGCTGAAATGGCAAAAGGAATATTTTCTTTGGGTTCTGTTTCTTCAACAATCATGGCGCCGCCCAGCATCCCGCGAACGATTGGCATATATTGCTGTAATCCTCGTGCATGCAAATACCAGGGTGAACCAAAAATGTCTTTCGCGATAGAGTATTGCATAGTTGTAGCTTTTAAGCATACAACTTTACAATAGAACAAAGGGTAAATAAAGGACTAAAGGCTATGGAAGGTCTGTAATTACAGGCGATTCACTGATCGAAACACCCGTCAAATTCAGCATTATGGCATTATTTGAAGTTATTTGCCCCGGAATTTGTTTTTTTCTCAAAATTCGGAGCGGAAAAACCAAAAAACCGGTTCCATTCATATCGGTCACCAAAGCGGCATTCTTTCTGTTTTCGAAGTTTTGGAGCTCAGCAATGATTTCAGACCTGATTTTTGGAATCTGGATGTTAATTTCCTTTTTCCATACACTTCCGGCATTGGTCCTGTCTTCATTTTCACTGAACGATCCCGTCTCTGGAGTAAAGTATATCTCCTGAAATGCTTTGCCGTCTGCAATACTCAGATCATTGAAACTAATTTCACCGGCAACCGGTTGGGGTATCGAAATAAGATTTTCAAGCACGATCAGGCTGATCGTTTTAATATTTCCCAGGTTTTGGTCTTCAAAAGGTGTGTTCATTTTGTTGGTTTTTTCTAATTTAAATCAATATTTACAGACTGTATTTTAGAAAAATATTTTTACAGCTGTTAAACTGTTGACAATCTTTGTTTTAATATAAGCTTCGACCGTTCGCGTATGTCCGACTTGGTTTTTCGGTAGTCACGTTTTTTAATTTGGTCAAAATTTGCTGTATTCATCCGGATGTTTAAAATGTCCAAAACCGATTCAATAATATCGAGCTGGCAGAGGTTCATCTTGTATCCATCCTCAAAGAAAACGTCGATCCATTTATTGAATAATACCTCAATGCGGTCAATCACCTGCTCCTGATCTTCTTTGCTAATGTAGCAATACATCGTCTCCAGCGAGTACCAGTTATGAGGCGTGCGCGGAACTACAATAAAAACAGGGTTTTCAACGGGTATTTTGTCGGGGGTTGTGGTTGATTTCGATAAAAAGCCATTGATCAGTTTGCCAAATTCGGTCTTTCGGCTAACTGTAATCTCTTCCTGGTCTTTTGGGGTTTCATTGGCAAAGCGTAAGAATGCCTGGAGAATAGGCGGAAGATCGATAACTACTGAGGGCTTAATGGGTTGATTTTTATCGGACATACGGAAATATTCACGGGTTAAAAATTTCTAATTTAAACCGGTGAATGAAGCGGTACTAATATACATATAAAAACAGATAACTACATCAATACATTCAATTTATTGTTCCAATTGTATCAACATGAAAAAAAATTGTGAGTTTGGCCACATTTTTACTGTTTTGCTTACTTCGCTTACTTCGCTGGTATAACTGTCAATATGTCAGGTTTATAAATGTAAATGATTGCTCCTGGTGATGTTGTAAATTTTCTGAAAAAAAAGTAAGCGAAGTAACTAATCGTAAGTTGTAGTAATCAAATTTATAAAATTATGATTAGTTAAATAATTGAAATTCAAGTAATTAAATAGTAGAAAGTAAGAGAAGTAAGCGAAGTAAGCAATTTTTATTTTAAACTACACTATTCGCTTTTTATTTTCGCTCACACTTCCTTTTTAATGAATTTTTTTTAGAAGGGGGGTCGAGGGGGGATTTTGCAAAGCCACTGTTATACATGTATTTGTATTTCAAACTAAATTCTTAGTTATATATTTTATGAATAAAAGGTTTATTTGGTGTGCAGGTATGCGCTGTATGGTCATTTTCGGTCCTCACATCCCTTTATTTTTGTTGGGTAATGTTGATACCCGGACAAATTTAAAAAGCCATATCCTGTTGGGATATGGCTCTGGTTGCGGGGATTGTTGCTTTATAGATGCACCTGTATGGGTTGCCTGGATATTGGGTATAGAAATACAGCTAACGCTTCTGATTTGTTGTCCGGAACAAGCTGCCCGGTTATCTGGTACCATTGCCCATTATGCTCGATGTGTTGACCATTAATGATCATGCTGCATTCCTGGCTAAACAGGTAATTGGCTACCGTTGGCGCCAGTTGTTCGTTATTGGTATAGAAATCTACTTTCATAGTACATGTATTGCGTATTTCTGAGGCTCGCTCACCAGATCAAAATCCATATACCTTTGTTTCTCGTTGGCTGCAAATATCATCTTCCGAATGCGTTCGTATTGCGCCCGGGTAATTGATTTAAATCGCTCGTAACTATCTTTTTTCATATAGTCATACAATTCTTTTTCTGTTCTAAATCCCGGACTATGGCAACTATTTTTGCCAAATTCGATTTTAAAACTTACCGATTGAAATATCTCTGGATCCTTATTGAGCATGGTGTCAATTACCTCGATATATAAAAACGATTTGCCAGGTTTATTATCCTTGTCGTAAAATACATCTTCTTCCTGAATGGCTTCAATCTTCACGCTAAACCAATTACCGATATATTTACGCGAATAAAAATAATGGACTTTCATTGGGCATATCCTTCCTGACTTAATTCAAATCGTTTGACTTCAACAATACTCATATGAAAATTACCTTCGACCGATGCGCTTTGATGTCCATCAGTAAATGAGGTTGTAGAAAGACTAATATCATGGCACCTTAGAAATGCCAGATTAATCTCCTCAATTTGGTGATGAATGGCCGTAATTAATTCTTCGAGTTTAACGTCATCAATCAGGCAGTCGTCATATTTTGCAACGTATTTCTGTGCTTTAGCATGGGCTTTGTTTTTTGTTTGGTAGCATTGTACCTGAATAAAGTGTTGTTTCATAATTCTGGTTTTTTTAGTTTATAGATTATCTTATTCTTGTAGCAATTAACTTTAAAATGTTTGTCGATATCTACGGCCAGATCCATTAGATCCAGATCACGCGTAATCTTGCAGATTAACTCAGGAGCTTCGATCAGGAATACACATCCAATGCAAACTGATTTAGCTGGAACAATCTTGAAGTCATCAGGCAAAAGGCTTTTCAGATCAGTCATAATTTTATTGGGTAAATTGGTTGAAAAACCAATGTTCCACCTGAGGCAAATTTGATTTTCAAAACCTGCGTTTCTTCATTGATCCAGATGCTGTCAATGATCCGCCCAACGGTTTCAGGAACAATCTCGAAGCCGTCTTTCTCCAGTTCCGTTAATTGTTTCTTCTTCGCCATTGATGGTCAGTTTTTCGATCAATAATCTTGCCCGTTCAATCTTCTCTTTGAGCCATGTGATGCGGTTATAATCATGTCGTTCATGGATTTCGTCGTTTTTTATTTTGCCACGTAATCGTTTTATTGATGCATTTAGCCCCTGTAGAATGTCTGCTTTTTCCTGTTTGGTAAATTCGTTCATAATTTGGGTATTATTTGGTTTTTAAAATGGTAAATCATCCTTCTCAGGATCGTTAGCCTCGAAATCAATCGATGCCTGAGTTTCCGTTTCAGACAACGGAGCTGCGCCCGCTGAGTTTATCGAAGGGGGAGTAAGCTCTAAATCTTCTCCTGTTTCAATCGATATATTCAGCAGGCTGTAATCAAAAACAAAAGCAGTGGTGCTGGTCCGTTTCTTTTTAGTTTTGGTAATCTTTTCGCCATACATACCAGTTTCTTCCCAACTAATAACTTCCTGTTGCCCGGTGCGTGGATCAATTTTCTTAAACGATTCCTTTTTGGTTTCAAACAGGAATGATTTAGAGTTCCTGAGGTAATATTCAATGGTGCTTTCAGGCAGTGGTTTGTCGCCTTCCCTGAGGCACTGGCCCTTATACAGCGAAAATACCCTTGCCGTGGTGAGGTAAAACAATTGTTTGGGTTCCTGGTAAACGATCTTGTCGCTCTTCCATACACCTCCATCCATCCAGCGGCGGGTAACTTCGTTGGTATAAACAAGCTTATAATCCCCGTCATCGTAAATCAGGTTCGAGCCTGCCAGGTACGAAACAATCTTCCAGAAGTGCCCAAGGTCATCGTTCTTCTTCATTTCGCCGTTTTGGGTGAGCATCAGCTTAACGGCCAGTTGCATGGTTTCAGTCTGGTCCCACGGAAGCTCCAATTCCTCGTTGAGAGTAGCGTATGCGGCCATAATCATGAGCCAGTTATTAAATACGCGAGTCTCAACGGGTTGACCTTTTAATAATTCTTCCAGTTTAATCGATACCTGGTCAACTTTCTTCGAATAGTTCTCTTTAAAGAAGGCCCGGTGCTTTAGTATCTGGTGAGTGATGTGTGTGAGCCCGCGTTTATTGATTTCTTCCAGTTCCTCGTACAAACGGATCTCATCCTTACTGAATTCAGTTTGAGTGAACGACAGTACCACAAAACGCGAAAACAAGGCAATATCAGCCGTGGCCATTTGCTGACCGCAAACAATCACCCCTTGATCGACTGAGGTCGTTTCCTTCTTTTTGTCCTTATCCATGTTCATGCGGGTGCGACCGGTCCCATCCCATAATCCCTTAAGGAATTCACGTTTTTCCATTTCCAGATCGTTCCGGTATTCGTCGAGCACACACAGCGCATTCGAACTGGTAGCCACATGGTCGGCCAAAGCAGGTTTCGAAGTGTTGTGCAGGTTCGGGATCTTAGGCAGCCGGCCAAAGAAATGAAGCAACGATTCGGCGCAGGCATTCTTACCGGCTCCCTTTGGCCCAAACAGGTTCAGGATCGGGTATTTCGAAAACTTCCGGATAATGATATCGCGGAACAAACTGGCAAAATAAAAGCTGAGTGCAATTTTACCATTGTCGCCAAATACCTTGGTAAATTTCTTCATGTACTCTCTTAATGAAATGTTTCCTTCCACGTGTATGAATTTGCGTTCGAATTCGAACAGGTTTTCTTCTCCGGAATAAATCCTCGATGCCGATGGGATATAATAGTTTTCGCCCTCGTTGGTAGCAATTCCGTAGCTGTCGGTTTCGGTAAATTTGCCGTTGTAAATGCCATTTCCCCACACATAAATTCCATCCTTGTTCCATCCCATTTGCGAAACTTCTTTGGCCGAATTGGTTTTTTCGTACAACCAGGCCTTGAGCCGGTTTAAATCAGTTTCCGAGCCGGTCCACAGGAAGTTGCCCAGGCTTTCAATCCTTACCTTGAATGCCTGTATCGAGCACATGTCGCGCTGTGGAATTTCTATAACCCTGACTATGCCGTGTGTATTTTTTACCTCGTACAAGCGTTTGGCATTCACCGTGCTCTCGATATGGAAAAGGGGTGTCATGGTAAAATTGCTTTGCTGCTTGGGCGATCCTTTGGTGTCCTGAAAATACATGCAGTTATGATCGACATAGAAACCGCGCTCATAATACTCGTCGAGCGAAACGTTTGCCGGAATGGCTCTCGATTTCTTAGTTTCAACCGGAGCTTTATCGGCCAGAAATGATTTGAAATTATCCTGCCAAAGCTTTTTAGGGCCAATAATTTTTGATATCTCATCCAGATAAACTTCGTGTTTCGACGGTTCGTCGTACCGGGTTACCAGGAACGAGATATCTTTAATCAGATCGGCTTTATAGGCCGGGTTCTGACTCTTTTCTTTTACCTCGGTTGTTTTGTGGATGATATAATCAACCTGGTCTGAATTGGCTTTTTCAAAAGCTTCCAGCGTTGGGAAAGCAGTGTCAGGATCTTCTTTCTCCGGAAGGATGATAACCGAAACATGGAATTGTTCGCGGATCAGGATCTCCGCGTTTTTCGACATGGCTTTCTGTCCTGCGGGGTCTCCGTCATAAATCAGCGTTACTTTATTGGTGTATTGTTTCAGGAGCCTGGCCTGCTCAATGGTTAAGGCAGTTCCGCAGGGAGCAATGGTATTCAGTACCCCGATTTGGTGCATCCGGCTGACATCAAAATTTCCTTCAACCAGATAAACTTTATCCTCCTTTTTTATTTCGTTGCGAGCCAGGTTAAGGGCAAACAATTCATTGCCTTTGCAGTATATTGGTGTGTCGCCGGTATTAAGGTACTTGGGGATGTTCTTGTCAGTACTCAGCGTTCGGCCTGTAAACCCGATAATTTTACCCGATTTGCTAACGATTGGGAACATGATCCGGTTACGGAAAGTATCATATTCACGGTCATCCTTTGATTTAATCAGATCAGCCTCGATCAGCAAGTTCAGTCCAACCGCGTTTTTTTTGGCCCATTTCAGAAGCTCGTTACCATCCGGAGCAAATCCTATCATAAACGGGAGAACATTGTTATCGTAAACTTTTGGTATTATTGGTTCAATTTCGGCCTTGTTTTTCTTCCTGGTCTCAAACATCAAGGCAGTAAGTTCGTTGATATTTGAAACCCGTAGCTGCCATTTTTCAGCCTCATTTTTTCCTATAATTTCTAATTCTTCGAGCTGATCCAATAAGTCTGCCGACCGTTTCACCCCTATCTGAAATTTTCGCTGAAGAATGGCGCTTGATATCTTCCCTTTAAGAACAAAAAGTTCAGCCGCCTGCCATATTAGTTTTTCGTCCGGATTTTCATCTTCCGGAACATCCTTTACGGGTTCGGTCCATGTTTCCGATATCGGATCAAAGCCACGGTCTTTCAGATATTTGATGGCTTCCGGATTGGCTTTCAACTGATCTGAAAAGAATTCAGCCGCTTTCTGGCAGGCTATCCGGAGGGCTTCCTTGTGCTTATACTCTTCGTCGTTAAAGTTCGATTTGTCTGAGATCCAGACGAAGTCGAGATTTAGCTTTTTGGCTCCAATTTCAACGGCCTCCTTAAATCCTACGCCCTGACTATCCTGAATAAAGCTGATGGCATCGCCACCTTTGCCACAACCATAACATTTGTAAATTCCACGGGCCGGAGTAACCGTAAACGAAGGGGTTTTTTCGTTGTGAAACGGACAACACGCCCTGTGTTTGTTTCCTATTGTTTTTAAATCAACATAGTTGCCAATTACCTCTGCAATATCTTCGTTGATGCGGTCAATGACTTCGCGAACATCCATAGTATGCTATTTTATTTCTTTGAGTAACAAGAACCTTACTTCGGGATCTTCTTTCATTTGCGGGAACCGTGTTTCAATTTGCTCCTTCAGCTCCTGGGACAGCCACCCGTAAGTGAGCAAACAAAAACTATCGGGCATCAGCGCCCACGGGTAGGTATATTTATCAACCACCACTGCTTTGGTTTCCGTCTGATTATTTGGGTTGATGCAGTTTATTTCTTCGCCACGGGCAATCTCTACATCAGGTGTTTGGATAATAGAGAAATACGAAGACCGTGGCCGTCCCTGGTTAATGGTTTTCATAGAGTTTATTTATCTTGAAGCATTTGGATCTGAAGCCTGGTAATATTTACAATGGCGCTCACATTGTTACAAACCTGTTTCGCCTGACTGACATACGCAGGATCTTGACGAACCTTTTCAATATCAGCCATCAACATATCAGTTAAGCTTTTAAACTGGCCTCTCGATTCTACATAAAGATCGGGAGCGTATTTTTGCTGACGCGGTACTACAGGAGTATTGGAATTAATCATTTGAACCGAAACGTCATCGGTTTTAATTTCCTTAAAGCAATCGAGAAATAAACCCAGTTTTGCTTCATTTTCTTTGACGAATGCCTGTGGCTGACCGTTTATCTCAACCTGAATCTCAATTTCTCCGTGGATGGTTGTAAACTCTTTAATTAATGCGATTTGATTGCGATAGCTAAATTGCTTTTTGCTATCAATCATTTGTTGGAGTTTCAGTAAGCTCATTGATTGTACGTTTTAATTTGATTTGACTTCTTTTTAATTCAATTAGTTCGGGCATTTCTGAAAATATAGGTTTCAATTCAGGAGCCCGGTGTGTCAGTTTAGCCAGAATATAATTGTCGGTTAATTCCTCACGGCCCGAATTTTCACCAAGATGTCCGGCACGGTCAACTAATTTCCAGTTATCCGGATCACAATTCGATGAATCGCCGTCTTTCGAGCGTAAAATCATGCCTTCAGGGATTGGTCCGTTTACTTTCTTCCAGTTGTGCCGGTGCAATATTTCAAACTTTCCTTTTTCAATCCTGATATAGAGATAGGGATGGCCGTGCGAATTGATACGGGTTGATATATAACCGTCGTATTTTGTTGATGTAGGTTCGTAGCCGGGTTTAAACCAGGTATGTTTTACTTTTTCACGAAGTTCCGCGCTCATGGTCACTCCTTTATTTGCCGGAGTATGACCTTTTTCAAATCGTGTACATGAACCTTTTCGTCCATCGAGCCGGTTGCACTCCGAAGAACTTAAAAAGACATCCGTTTTTTTGAGTTTCATGCGGTAAGCCTGATTGGATACAACGTGATAGGCTAAACCCAGTTCGGCAGCAATCAAATCAGTCCTCCGGTGCGGAAATTCATTGGTAAGTTTCTCCAGTTGGCTTTCGATCCAGATATGATAAAAATTTATCCGGTAAAGGTGATGGTTCGAGGCATAAGTTTTTATCTGACTGGAAAGTTTGCCCAATTGATTGGCAACCCATTCAGCCCCACGCTCAGGATAATAGTCGTTTATGAATTGCTTTTGTTCTTCAGTAAATGCTCGTTTCATCACGTATTTTTTAAAACTACACAAACTAACGATGATTAAATAGTTTCAAGTTTTGGCCAGTTGTGGTGTTGTTTTCCGTCAATTCCAACAGGTACTTTTCTGCATTCGTCGTTAAACATCATCTTTTCAGCATAAGCGCCCCATTGCTTGAAAAAGAAAGGAGTACCGGCACTCTGGCACTGGTCGCGTATTGATCGAACCCAATCGGGGTGCATGGGCCGGGCTTTGGTACCTGATTCGCCTCCGCAGATAATCCAATTGATATGAGTTCTGTGGTAGCCCTCAAACCCTTTTTGCCGATTGTATGCTTCCTGTTTTTTATCTGTTATCGAATTTTCAAGGCAACCGGTTAGTGAGTTAAAATGGGTATAAAACATGTCCTTTGTTGGCATAGTCGTAAGATCAACGGGTCCCAACATCGGCTCAATACTTACAAATCGTTTGGCAGCCGGAATCTTCAATAAAAGTGGTATCCTGATGTTGGCCTGTTCCTGGTTCTCTGCAGTCACTCCAAACCAGACATTATCTTTTGGGCGCCAGTTATAGCCCGATCGCAAAATTTTCCAGCAAAAGAATTGCAAAACTACTTCCGGGCGTTTGGTCAGGATCACGTAAATGTGTTGATCGAGGTCTGACATCAACCTAAAAATGACATCAATCTTTTCAAAGTCGGTTTGTTCATGGAAAAGATCGCTCATAGAGCAAATGAATACCATGCGCGGGATTTTCCATTTCAATGGGGTAAGGATTTGTTCCTGACGAAAAAGCGTATGGCCGTTCCATGAAGTTTGTTTATTGTTTTGATCAGGAAACAGCACGCTTTTATAGTCGTAGCTTACTGACTTATTTGGCATACAGGCCAGACGTATAGCCATACGTTCGGCATAGCAGTTGTCGCATCCTGGAGATACTTTTGAGCAGCCCACAATAGGGTTCCATGTTTCGGGCTTATAGCCGGGCATATTGAGCCAGGAGATTTTATGCTGTTTGCCGCGTTGTCCGGCTTCAATCTGGTAGTGGTGGTGTTCTTTAGTTGCTGACATTGGGTTTTGGATTTACTGTTTTATAATTTACGATTTACAATTTCTGGCTTTCCGGTTGTGCTGAGTACTTTGAATTTTATGACCCAAACCCATGGATTTCCTGTCTTTTCGTATCGTTCAATGCCATGAACAGAGCGCCATAAAGTCATAAAAGAAGTCACTGGAGTAGTCATTACATTGTATCCGCCAGTTTGATAATCCCATCCACAAAAACCAATTGGACTCATTGAAAATTTTATTCCTTCAGCTCTTGCATCATTCGATGAAATTTGCTCTAGCCGTTCAACCCTGATTTCTTCAACCTGTAACCATATCCGGGCATAATCTTTAGGCATGTGAATAGATGGCTTCCATTTTATTCCTTTAAAAATGCCGTTATATCCAGCTCTAAAAAGGAATGCTCCTAAATAAATGCCAAATGTTTCGCGTACCCAAAGCACGTCACCGGGTTTTCCATATCTGCAGTTGAATTCCTTACTCTCTCCTGTTTCATCAACAGTACCATTCCAACCTTTCAGATCACTGTCTAACGAGCAAGGATATAAATCGTCATTCCATAGTCCTGAATCATCTGGCTGTGGATTTATGATTCTTCTGGTCATGGTTTTCCGGCCTTCTAATATGGCCTGCACCATAGGGGTGCTGAATAAAATGGGTATTTCTTTCATTGGTTTAATTTTAGGTAAATAGGTATCTTTCATTTTCTTCAACTATAGTTGTAGTGAAAGGGAATCCGGTTTCTGGCACTTGCTTAATCACTTCAATCAAGCCGGTTGATCCGGTAAAAACAACATGTTTTCGCTGATCAAATGATATTTGCAAACACAAACATTTACCTGATCCTCGCTCTTTAAATACTTTCGAGTCTTCAATTCTGAAATGATGGACCACAATTTCACGGTTCATAATCTTCGACATTTTAATCTTGTCTCCTTCAAAAGCCTGGCTTTCGACCTTGATATTGAACTGGCTAAACGTGTTCATGGAGCAATTTTTTCAGAAGGTTTTTACTGTCGCAGTGCGATGCCCATCCATTGTATGATGCAATTGATTTGGCGTTCCGGTTACGGACCATCATCCGTGCAAAGTTTTTCTTGATGCTCTTCCGGAGCAGCGTATGAGTGTGACGGAAGACATAACCGACAAAATCAATTCCCCGTTCATCGACCGGGAATATTTGATAGTTACCTTTGACGGTAAGCTTCAGCCGGTCATTCAGATAAGTCCTGATTTCAGCAAGTAATTGATGTAAATAATGCTTGCTGCTTGAAAGGATTACAAGATCATCGGCATAGCGGAAATAGTATCTCACCTGTCTATTTTCCTTCATCCAGTGATCAAAATAGCTCAGGTAAAAATTGGCAAAATACTGGCTCAGGTAATTTCCGATCGGAAGGCCATCGGTTGAATCAATAATCTCATTGAGAAGCCACAGTAGGTCATTATCCTTTATTTTTCGACGGAGCAGCTGCTTGAGTATTTCATGATCAACATTCGGGTAAAACTTGGTGATGTCCAGCTTCAGGCAGTATTGGGTATTGTCAACATCTTTCAGGGCACGTTTCACCGCATTGGCCGCAGCGTGGATGCCTTTGCCTTTGATGCAACTGTAAGTATCGGCAGTAAATGTTGAGACAAAAATCGGCTCAAGGACGTTCATCACAGCGTGATGGGTGATCCGGTCAGGAAAATAAGGCAACCGGAAGATCAGCCGCTCTTTAGGTTCAAAGATGGTGAACGTGGTATATTCAGACGTTTGATAAGTTTTCTCCTTCAGCATTTCATGAAGCTTTTGAATGTTTTCTTCCCGATTCCGGTCATGCTCGATTACTCCAGGTTGTTTCGATTTACCTTTCCGGGCAATCGTATCAGCCAACTGGAGGTTTTCGATGCTGTAAATTTTCTCGTACAAATTATTGATCCGTTTCATGTTTGGTTCCTGAGCCCGTCGAAGGGCCTTTGCTTTTAATGGATCGTTTTCTCCCGAGTACTCGGGATACCAACGCTCCGTTAAAGAATTCGTTATTTTTTGCACTGTTGGCAAGGTCTACACTGAAAGTTTCGCATAGGTGAGAGCTGACATTCGTATTCGTGTTATCGTAGTTGTAATTCGAGTTCGAAAAACTGAAACTGGAAGACAGAACTAACAGCAACGCAGCGTACAACCTTTTTTATTTCACTCCGGATACAGGAAGAATTCCTGGTATTCGGCCTTGAACTGTTCTGCTATATAAAGGGCCTTTTCACTTGTATCAGTGCAAAGGCGAGAGCCGACACACGTATGCGAGTAAGCGCAGAGGTAACCCGAGTACGAAAAACCGAAACCGGAAGACAGAACCCTATACCATGGGAAGTATTTGTATTGCGATAATTTGCTCCAGTCTGGACGCCATCCGTCGTTTATCGCCTTGAAAATAATCAGGAGTTTATAAGCGTTGATGATTGGCTTTCTGAACTCTTTCGGGATCATCGATACATCGGGCAATGCAGTTGGATCAATGTTTTCTTTTGTACAAGCATCCTCGAATGTTTTGATTGTTCTGAAATCGAATACAGGTTGGTTTTTCACTGATTTTTTGGCCATGATTTTTATTTTTTAATGGTTATAAATTGTTCGTAGATATCAAGGAATTGCTTGGCTGCATAAGTGCATTTAGCCTCAGACTCGAAGCAAAGGCGAGAGCCGACATCCGTAAACGTGAAATCGAAGCCGTAAATCGAGTACGAAAAACCGAAACCGGAAGACAGCTTGAAGTAAGGCCACCATTTTTGCTGATTGGCATTGTCCCAATCGGGTGTCCAGTTCTGGTTAATTGCCTTTGCGATAACCTTTAATTTTTTGTA